TGCAAATTCAACGCCGTTTTTAAATCCGCCCATGTAAGTACTCGACAACAAACCATTCTTATCAAGTGATTTATTTATTGATTTTATGGCAGACTCATTTACTGCTTCATTAATTGTTTCCATTTTATGGTTTTATTTACGTTTTAAAATTCCAGTTCCAGAACATTTGTAGCATATTCCACCATCAATATTTGATCCCATATTCCCAGAACCTGAACATTTAGGGCAATTATCATATCCGAATTGAAATAGATCAATTTTACCAGCTTTTTTAAGCGAAATTATTGCAGAATCAAAATTTTGTCCAACTGCTGTTCTGCCATTAAACTGAATCATCACGGTCATTCCTTTGCTATTAATTGGTCTGCCCGATGGATATTGGCACCACTGATTACCTTCTGGCGCGATAGATATAATTGCACCGTTTTCGCTTAAATAAGATTCTGTATCCTGTTGTAATTGTGTCATGGCTTATCGTTTTTTCAGATCCAGCTTCCTTGCTGTTTCATGATGTAAATATACAACGTAAATCAACCGATCTAACCAAAGCTGTTGCACAACATGTTTAGCGTTCGATATCCTCATCTTCATATTTCGTTGCGTCAATTTCACATGGATCGTAATAAGTATCATTCAAATCAAATTTACCGTTCTGAATCATTCGGCAAAGTCTCCATGCACAAAATACGCAAAGCAGGGCAAATGCAATAAAATAAAGGTAGTTTAATGGGTTCATATCGGCTGTTTTTAAGGGTTAATTACTTTGTTTTGCACCGCATCGAAGGCAAACACCATCCCTATATAAATGACTATACCAGACCCAGCAAAACAGTTTGAATAGTCTGCAATGTTGTTGTAACACCTCAGCATCTTGCGTTGTCATTTCGCTTAATATCTCTTCTTTTAGAGACATTTTTAATTCATAAAGTAATTCTTTGTCGTTCATTTCGTTTAGTTTTTAAAGGTTAAATTCTTCTCTGATCCTATTGCAAATATTCTGTTCGACTGAATTTAAAAACCCATCTTGATTTTCCTGGCTCTCAAATGCGCATAAAATGTATTTTGCTTCTTCGATGTTAATTTCCATTTGTTTAATTTGCTTTAAAGTTACTTAATTATTTTAAATAATCGTTGAGTATTTCACGGATAGTTATTGCTTGATTGTTTGTTACGGCATGATATGTTTTATTGCAATTGATCTGCCGTGTCAAATCGTCTATTATCTGCCTTAATTCGTCTTTATTATACTTTTCCGGCTCGCATTTAACCTGTTCCATTTCGTCACGTGTCAATAGATTGCCGGTTTCCCATGTTCCATTTTTGACGTATCTGACAAAATAGCCATTGTTCTGAACGGTCCAAAAATGCTTTTTAACTTCTGGTATCGCCTCTGCACGCCATTTACCGCCATCGTATATAATGATCTGTTTTCGCCCATCTGTTGCAAGTTTTGACAGTCCAATCAATTGTAATCTGCCGGACTTCATTTTGTCCATGTCTGTAGCTGGTTTGATCGTGCAACCGGAAATAAAGCCGCGCTTTCTGGCTTCGCTGATTAGAAAGTTTTGCCATTGGTCTTTCATGTGATAGGTTGCTAAATTGGTGTTAAAATCGCAACCGTTCAATAAAAATGTATTACTCATAAATGCAGCCAAATCAGAAAGAAAGTCGATTTGCTCATTGGTAAATGGTTTTTTTGCCTCCACTAACTCAACTTTAAATTGTTTCCCGTCAAGTTCAAAAAATGTTGTTTTGCTCATTTTGTTATCGTTTTTAAAATAATTTCATTGTTAGTTCTATTCTGTTTTCCTTGCTAATCTTCTTTCCCTTAATACACGCCCAGAATCTCAAAGTTGCAAAAGAATAGCGTAAAATATTGAGATGTCCAGCGTGATATTTAAACTTTCGCTTATCCCATCGCCTGATTATTTTAGCGTTAAATCGGGATTGGGATGTATAAAAAGTGTTCATTCGCGCTCGATTGGACGCCAATGGGTAACACTTCCTCCGTACCTAACATCGACAAAATAACCATTTTCAAAATCATATCTTTCAAGATGGTAGTTATCTGTTTTGTTTTTAGTTAATACTAAATCACTAAATCCGCCCGGTAATTCTTCTGGCAACTCTTCTTTAACCGGAATCCATTGTTGCACAAACTTCGCGCCTGCCATAAATGCCATTTCTGTTTCGATTGTGTAATCGTTATCTTCTCGACTGTATGCGTAATTATTCGCTGCTTTTTCAATTGTTTTCATAACCTAAAATTTTAATCCTTCGTTTAAATCGTTTTTCTTTAATTGCCTCTTTGCCTCTTTGTCAAATTCAGACCAATAAAAGCAATTTACTACACTTTCAGGAATTAATTGAACACATCCGCAAACCCTTTCTTTATTCAGGAACCTGACAAATTTAATCAGTAGTTGGCGTTCTGTTTGTTTACGTGCGGTCATTTTCCCAGTGCTTTATTGATTGCGTTACGTGCATTTTCCCACGCCACTGGTTGATCAACTGAATAATGCTCACCTTTGCCGTACTTATCTTTCCAATCTTTAACTTGAATTAGATCAGATAAGGCATTAAATAATTCAGGTAAAGCCATTATTAGCCGTGCATTTTCTTTGGCGTTATTCCAATGCGATGGAATTTTAGCAACAAAATCACCGTCTTCATTTCTTACTGAAATTACAATAGCGTTTAATTCTCTGTTGTTTATCCATGTTTCGTTAACTAATCTTTTTTCTGTTTCCATTTTCTTATCGTTTTAAATTATACGTAAAAATATATCGAATATCAATTCATTTTACAAAAGCTGTTAAAGAACATGTTTAGCGTTTATTCTTTGCCATAAATTCAGCGTGAATCTGCATTAGTTCGGATTTGGTATATGGTGGTGACTGCGTGTGAATTGCATCGTGAAGATCGTAATTAAGCGCAATTAAGCCGTTTATGTCAAGTTTGTTTTTGCCTATTCTGCCATTGATGTGATGGATATTGACCCCCGGAGTTCCGTCGTTTTTCACTTCGCAAATAATGTCTTCCTTTATTTGATAGCCAAAAAACTGCATGTAAACTTTAATATAGTCAGGAACTGCCATTTATTCAAGTTTTAAATAATCATCAATGACGGTTTTCGCTTCATTAAAGCCAATTGCGAACCCTGCGCAATATCCTTTTGTCCTCAATAGATACATACAGATTATTTGTTCCCTAACGTGTTCCGTAACAGCCGCACCGTTTCGCTTATAAAGTACTTCGCCTTCTTTTTTAAGCTCAACGAAAAGTCCATGGAACCCCCCACGAGGCTCGTAGATGGAAATATCCGGGTACCCTTTATTGCTTCGTAGTTTTGACGCCTTTACTGCTTGCCCTTTTGTGAGTTTGATACCAGACATATCACTATTAAAAAGTATTTTTGGATATTGAACTTTGATATAATCACAAATTGACTTATGAAGTGATTCTTCGCTTTGCAATTTAAGCACTGTTTTTGCCCTGTATGTTTTCGGTTTATACATTTGCTTGTTTGTTTACCTGTTCCTTAAATTTGGCGTGTTTCTGCCTCGTCATTGCTTAATATGTCGTCCGTTTCTATACCGTTCGCAGTTAATCGTTTTTCAAGTTGTTTTATCATCTCAATTGCACCCTTTAAAATTCTTTGGTGTTCTGAAAATGATATTGCACCAGGATTATCCCGGGTATCGCAAATTTCATCGAATGTTATTTTCATGTTAAAATGATATTGCCATTTGTTTTTTTATTTTGAATTATTATCTTCGTGAATCAATTCCAATTTGTCCATGTTAGCATTAATACACCAGTCGCAAATAGCAACTAAAAAACACATCCCAATATAAGCGCTCCCATAATTCCCGGTAATATTGCCAACTATTGCATTTCTATATCCTTTGCCTCTCATGTTTGTAGCGCATGGATTTTGGATTACTTCACATCCACACATAATACATTTTTTCATTTTGAGTATTTTATTTCTGGGGTTTCATATATGTTCCCGATAACTTCTAAATCCCAATCATCAGTGCAAATAAAAAAACCTTGGCTGCTATCACTTTTTATCCATTCGCACAAAACTGGCTTTCCCCACTCTAGATAAATATCTCCTTCGTAAATTTCTTTATCGTTTTTATCATTAACACCTGAATATAGCATTATGATTTCTTCTTGGTTTAATAACTGCCCAGCAGTTTTGCCACCACTGCCGAATTGAAAGTTTGGGTATAACATTTTTTTATTAATATCATCCCACGCTCTGATTTTAATTCTTATTGGTTCCATTTTATCGTTTTTAGTATTCTGCAATATTAACTTTTAATTCCTTTGGTGTGTAGAAAGCTGTTTAAAAACATGTTTTTAAAAATTTAAACGTGCAAATTCTCCGTAATATTTTATTGCGGCATCATCATATATACGGGCCGCGTCTTCTTCGCTATTAAAGAGGCCAAAATAAATTAATTTTCCCTCTATCGTTATGCGTGCACGCCATTTATTTGTTGGTTTATGCAAACTAACGCCTTTGTAATTAGATGAGCAGTTTTTTCTCGGCTTTGCATTCATTTGGTTTTGTTGATCCGTGCAAAACCTTAAATTTCCCCTTTGATTATTTAACCCATTACCATCTCTGTGGTCTACGTCTGATTTAAATGGATTATCACACATTATAAATTTATGCATTGCCTTAGTCTTATATTTCCCGTTAATCGGAACGGATCTTTCCGCATAAAACGTATTCCCGCGCTTGTGGGCACACCACTTAAATTGATTAAGATGTTCAAAATCCTCGTCATCTACTAATGCAAATTGATTTTGCGTTAATTTTATTTCCTTCATCATTTTAATGTAAATGCAAAGCCCCTCCGAATGTGTACCAGACAATCTTTGGGGCTTCATTCAACAATTAAGTTGAAATATCTTTATGATCTGGTACATCATATTGCAAATATACAAAAAAATATTCTATTATAAAACATGTTTTCACAATATATGTGATATTCCCTGTTGCGATGCTCGCCGTTTTAGTATTCCCATAATTCGCTCCTGATCTTTAATCTTTTGCACGATTTCGACTTGCATTTGATTTAATTCAATTAGCCTGAATCTTGTATTATCGTAAGCTCTTTGAATCTCTGTTTCCCTGTTTTCGATTTTGGTTTTAAGATCGTCGGTCATTTTTCGTAATATATTATTAATCCACAATTTAATGCTATTGAATGTTCTATTTTTGCGCCTTTTGATTCCTTCCAATCCCGTAACATGAATATATGAGAGCACTCGAAAAGCTCTTTAATGTCCATAATCATATAATCCTGCCACGTATCGCATTCTGGCAATTCGACAGGGTTAACTATGTTTTCCCATCCGTTTTTTGACAACTTCAGTTTAGCATCTGCAAATTTGGCTTTAAAGTTTTTGTCGCCTGTGATTTTTCCGCTTATGTAGATTTTATTCATTTACAACAGTTTTAAAATCATCACAATACCGATAATAACCGCCATCATCATAGTGTAAACCAGACGCGCCCCACTTATTTAAAATTGGCATCCTGAACATTACACGTTTACCTAATTTACATTTAGCATTTTCTTTGATCATTCCGTTTCCGTCTAAGTGTGGCCATGTGAAATTTACACACTCGTTACATTCAACTCTTTTTACTTTCATCTTCTAACTGTTTTAAAACCTGTTCGTAAAATTCAATTGTATTTCCGCTTTTCATCATTTCGATCGCATTCAATTTAGCAAACTCTCCAAAGGCTAATTTTGCTGCTGCATTATAGGCTCGTGCGGCATCTTCCTCAATATCGAAGTACCCTAAATGAATTAGTTTGCCATCTGTCCATATTCGCGCCCGCCATTTATTTGCGTGTTTATTCCAATGCGCTCCCTTATAGATAGAAGAGCAGTTTTCTCTTGGCTTTTGATTCATCTTTTTTTCTGATCTGGTGCAAAATCTCAGATTACTTCTGGTTATTGCAGCCATCTCCATCACGGTGGTCTATATCTAATTCCAAAGGGTTGTCTCCCATAATGAATTTATGCATTGGCTGGGTCGTCTGTTTCCCGTTAACTCTGGGGAGGTTTCTTACTGCATAAAAAGTATTTCTATCCTTGTGTGCATACCACTTGAACTGATTAAGCCATTCAAAATCTTCATCGTTAATCAATGCAATCTTTCCTTGTGTTAATTCAATTGTTTTCATAATCATAAAATTAAAAGCCGCTGATCTTTGAAATGGGAGGATTTCGCGGAACAACGGCAGTTTAAAAATATTTTCGTTTGCGCTTCCTCCCAAAAGCATTACAAAGATACAAAAAAATTATCAAATAAAAATGTGTTATTTGATTTGATGCGGTCGGCTTCTTGCTTAATCATTTTTTATATTTCAGTTCGTTTACAAATCTTTTTATTGCACTCACAGCAGTAATACCACGCACTTTCCCATGTGTCGCCAAACGAATCTATCATCTCGGTATTCTCTTTGATTTTGTGGTCCCAAAATGTATTGTCGTGCCATTTACCGGACGTATGAACTTTCGTATAATAACCCCACGTTCCACCGCAATGAGGGCAACAATCAAAATCTGTAATTATATTATTTATTTTCATTTTGCTTTTTGTTTAAATATTAAAAATCTTAATTGTTCGATTAAAAGGGACTTATATCTTCCCGATCGTGAAAATAAGTAATTGGTTTCTCGGGATTATAATAGAAATGGTGACATTCGGTACAAAGTGAAACCAATTCAAAAATATATTCATGTTTAAAATGATCGTACGTTAAATGATGAACCTGTTCTGCTTTGCCTCCGCAAATTTGGCAAGTGACATTATCCCGGGATAATGCCTCCGATCGTTTAACTTTCCAATCATCAGACTTTAAATATTCAAGATAAACATCCTTTCTAAAGTTAGTTTTAATATCCGTTAATCTTTCAATTAAGTCGTTAAATAATGCTTTTGATTCATCTTTTTTTAATTGGTAAAATTCGTGATATGCTTCCAATCTCTTTTTTGATATTTTAGTCATATCGTGATTTACCTGGCTTTCCGATTTAGATGTAATCGCGTGACATTTAACGCAATATTTTCTTAACTGAATAGTTGTGCCATTCGAAAGAATAAACGCTACAAATTTATATTCATGATCACAATCGATTGGATCTATTTCATGCTTTCCACAATCCAAACAATATTCAATTTGCAGAATTCCGCTTATTTCGGTTTCCTGATTCGGGTTTAAGCAACCGTCTGAATGAATTAATTTTTCCATATTACCATTTTAATTTATCTACATCATTTTCAGCGTAAAAATCTGCATTCGGTTGCATTACTTCTTTTTCTTCAATTGCCGGATCTTCTTTGTCGTAAAAAGAAACGACTGCAGCCGGTCGCTGTTTTGCCTCTCCAATTATTTCCGGTATTCCTTCCGGTGAAATTGTCATTATAAAATCTTCGAATGAAATACCCCGGGACATATCGCATTTTACAATACTTGAATCAGAATCATTTTTTGTGACTGAAATAATAATTTCAGATTTTTTCATTATTGAACTCCCCAGATGACCCGTCGCAAATCCATCGTTTTTGTTTTGATGGATAATTGTTGAAATGTGACAATTGTAAACCTTCGACAATCTTAACAAAACAGTTACTACCCGGGTCGCCTCCTCTTCGTCGTTTATTCCTGTTGCAAGGTCCGCGATCCCGTCGATAACGCAATACCCTGTTTTATCTCCGAATAATTTAAAAGCATATTCGATAATCTGGCAGCGCTCCAGTGGGCCATACTCGCGGATATTGTAAGCTCTAAATCGCATCCCACACCCAGCCATTAATTCAATTCTTCGAATGACGTTGTAAGAATCATAATCGCCTTGCTCTGTATCAAAGTAAAGTATTTCATTTTTTGCCGTTGGAAGATCGCCTTTAAATTTACCCCGGTCATCATTCGAAAGTAATGCAGCTGTGACCAGACTAATGAAAAACGTTTTTTTACTTTTTGCTTTTCCGATTATGCAGGAAAAGTTACCCAAAGTGAAAACTCTGTTAAACTGTATTTGCGTTCCGTTTTGTTCTTTTACACTCAAAATTGTCGGAGGCTTTTCGATATGTTTCCGGGTATCGATTCTTGCACCGGTCAATAGTTTTTCAATTTCAGTTGTTTCAAGTTGAGGTTTGCTGTTATGTATTGGCACACGTTCCGGCGCGATGCTCTTTGCGGCCTCTTTAAAGTCTCCGTTATACTTCACTAATCCCAGAACCTGAAACGGCGTATATGCCTTCATTTGCTCAAAAGGGTAAGCGTTGCCGGTAAACACATAAAAAACATTCGGGGCTACTTTTCCCAAAGTCGCGCTAATCCCTTCTTTCTTTCCCGGGCGTCTCCATCTGTTGCCGCCTACATCTTGCCAGCCTAAACCTTGTAAACTGCTTTTCATGTCGCTTATTGCACTCATGCTTGCGTTATACAAGTCACCCGGGCGGTCTGTTTGCTCGTATTCTGTTTTTTGTGCCGGAAAAAACTCATTCATTGAAATTGCATTATCGATTAAAATAGCTCTTTCAATTCCGGTTAATTTAGGTATCTCAAAAATGCTGTTTCGAATTATTTTGTACCCGGGCGTTGGCCAAACACAAACATAACTTGCAAGTCCTTTAGTTTCAATAAAACAATCTTGCTTACCATCGATTAACTGTTGCGCTAATTTCCGGCTCCCCTGCATCGAATCACATTTGTAAAGTAAATGAAAACCTCCATTCATTGTACTTTCTAAAGGTATTTTGTGATTTTCGTAAATCTCTTTTACTTCCGGTATTTCAAGGTATTTGATTAGCTTATCTTTGGCGTTACCGGCGTGATTATCAATATCAATACATTCAATAAACCCAGACTGTTCACCCATTTTTAAGCCTATTCCGTGACAGTTTTCAAACATTTCGATAGGTAAGTCATTTTTCCAATCACAGCCGGCAGGAACAGCCGGCGCCTTAATTGGCCCGGTAGGCAAACATTTATATCCGTATTCAATATATTTTAAAACTGTTTCAGTATAGTTCATTTGAACGGATTTATTACCTTAATTTCAAAATTGCCTAAATCATAAAAATCTTTTGAATCTATTTTATTTATTGATTCAACCGATAGTCCAGTAGTATGCTCTAATTTGCATATCAAATCAGTTATTGCTTGATTAGCAACGGATATTTCTTTATTAATTTCGTCAATCGTTAATTTTTTCATATTTTTAAAATAAAGCTGTTTCTTTTTTGTATTTTTTGGCTATTCGTTTTTCGTCAATTTCAATCTGTTCTTGTTTTGAAAAATATATTCGGCCTTTTGGATTTTTAATGATATTTGTAATTGTAGCCTCCCAATCGATATTTTCTATTTTTTGTTTCCTTTTATAGTCCCATGCTCTTTTTGTTTTCCAATACGAGGAAAAAGAAGACTCCATTGTTTTAGCAATATTTACGCTCGGGTAAAAATATTCTTGCTTTGATATAAATGGTTCGTTTTCCTGAATTTTCTTAAATGCACTTACGCATTCTTCGAAATAAATATCGTAAGATGTTTTCCAATTATTAATAATTGTTTCTTGTTTCTTGTTTCTTGTTTCTTGTATATCTATACTATCAATGCTTTCACTTTGCTTTGACACGTGCTTTGTACTATGCTTTATCATTGCTTTATCAAGTGCTTTATCAAGTGCTTTATCAAAATTTGATATAGCGATTATATTTGATGAGTATTGATTTTTCGACTTTTCAATCATTTTAATGAATCCCCAATCGCACAAATCTCGCAAAGTATTTATGTATGTATTGTAAGAATTAATCCCGATTGCCTCTTTTGCCATCGTTGTAGGCAGGCCAAATTTCCCCTTCCATCCTAAACGATTGCAATGTTCAATACAGAAAAAATAAAGTGCTGCATGATTCGGCTTAATCTTTTCTGGATTTTCAAAACTAAAATCAAACCAATCTCTGCTTAATTTAAAAACATCCATAGTGTTAATTATTAACTTTTTAAATCAAAAAAAAATTACAGGTGTATCAATTCGGTTCCTTTGGCAACCACAATAGTAACCTCTCCCCTATCTATCAATCTCTGAACCTGAACCGGATTTGATTTAATAAGTTTTGCGTATTCTGATTTAGTAATCAACTTGTTAGGATCAATGTCTTTGATTTTTATTTTCTTCATGTTATTTTTTTACAAATTTTACGAAATTAAAACCGGAACTTCCATCCGGTCTGCCTGTCATCTCGACGGTCTCAAAAATATTCTTAAAATAAATTGTATTAACCGTGACAATATTAATCAATCTTTTTGACAATTCAAACAAATTTTAAAAATAAATTCAGTCGTGCCACGTTTAGATGACGAACTACACCTGATGCTTACTGAATTTTGAATCTGTACAGCTCTAAGCCGCCATTTTCATTTCAATTGTTTTGCCTGTTATTGGCTGTAATACCCTCAATTAATCTACTTTTCTGCTAATCAAAACCAGTCACCCCCGGAGCCAAGTTTCTTTTATATCGAAGAAAATAGGAAGAAACGTTACTAATTGGCGATTAGCGTGGAGGTGGTGGGAGTCGAACCCACGTCTTAACAGCTTTTCAAATAACTTCAACGGATATTATAAGGTACAAATATAGTAATTATCTAAACACATTCGGACATTTCCGATCAAAAAATTCGTTTTGTGGCTCCCCGTGCGACTTAATAAATGCCGCTCGTTTAGCATACATTACTTTTGAATGTGATCTCTTAACTGTCACGCATGAGGATAAAATAGAGAGTAAAAATAAGAATAAAAGTAGTTTTTTCATGTTATTCTATGCTGTTCATTTCCGATATTTGAGCTCTATCTATATCATCCGCAATAGATTTAACCATATTTTTAAGCCTGTCAATTTCTGCGACAATAAAAGCCCCCGCAATTTTCTTCATTTCAATATCGAAGGCGAAGCATGACATTCTTTTCTTTTTTTTCATGACTTTTTCAGAAAACCAATCTCCCCAATCGTCTGGATAATCAGAAATGCTCAAAGTTAGACAATACTTAGATGCGCTCAATAGTTGACCTGATACATATTCGTCATCGTGATCCCATCCGTGTTTTTCAATTTGTTCTTTTCTTTCTTCTGTGATCAAATCGATTCCTGTTTTCATGTTAAATAAATTTAAGAATATAAGTTTCAAAATCTTCGAGTGAAATGTCTTTTAAGAACGTATTAACGATCTTGCCTGTGCAAAGGTGATAAATCCTGTTAAACTCTACGTCGTCCATAGATTTGAAGCTAATTGATTTCGGAATTAATATTAACTCACCTTTCATTGTAATGTGAGTATCGACTTGACCAATTAAAATCATCAACTCTTTGCGTAAATATTCAATGTTTCGAAGTTTGTCATATTCCGGATCTTCTGGCAATAAATAAATAGTCCGGTTGAGTAGCGCAAAGAATCTTCGATGGTTAGTTACGTTTCGTTCTTTCCATGTTTCAATCTCGCAATAGTCACCGTCTTTCAATTTTAACCAGTTTTTAAAGTCCTCATCGGTTTCATGTGAAAGAGCGTTTTTGTCTAAAACCTTGCAATGGAATTTCATTTATAAATCAATGTTAATTGACTGCCAGCCTCTATTTCAAAAACAAGTTTCGTCGAATTGTCCTTAAAACTGTCTGGGAATAAATATCCGCGATAAACCATTACTGAGCCCGGACCAACATCTTTCATTTCCTGCCTTATTTCATTTACAAACACTATTGATCCTTCTCTTTTTGGGTCCGCCGTGAAATACGTAGATGATTCGCCCCATCCTTTTTCTATTGAAAATATTTCTTTCATCTGTAAATTGTTGTTTTATCGTTTAATTTAATCGCTTTAAGTTTACTTAAGTCCGGAGATGTTATTCCGGATTCTTTTAATTTTTGGCTGTCATTACCGTTGAGCTTGCTTAACTTTGAATGACTGCCAGGTGATTGTTTTTCGGGATTCATTTACGTTCAATTACTGAATTAATGTATTCTTCATGTGATATTCTCGTATCTAATAATTCACCGGTTAATTTTCGATACATCATTCTTTCCTGATCGTAAATAATAAATCTGTGCGCTGTACTGTGATCTTCGTCGGTAACGTGAATGACGTCCCTATAATGATCTTTATTATATGACCAATGATGTTTTTCAACTCCTTCGATTGTAGGTAAATGACCGCTCGCGCATTTAGCAGCATACTTTTCAGGGTACCTTTTGTAATATTTATCCATGGATATTTTTTTCACTTCTGGTGATGGTTTATGCTTTTCAAGATAATTTAAACGATAATATTTTTCTCTGTGTCGTTCCCTTTCTTTATCTAATCCTTCAGGTGTAGAAGTTGTGATATCAGATCGTTTTTTCGTGTCTATCTTAGTGCATTTTTTGCACTTACCTAAATGACCGTCACCCATTGCGGGATGCTTATAATATTCAGATAAGTTTTTTAACTCTCCACATTTAAAGCAAATCTTTGTTCTTTCCATCTTATTAATTTAAATGAATAATCACAAAGATAAGCATTAAAATGGTAATTGCAAATAAATTTACCTTTTTAAAATGGCAAATCTTGTTCGTCCCCTTCGTTGGATATCGGTTGCCGTGAATCAAATTGCGCCGGTTCGTTTTGTTTGCCGGTTGCATCAACCCTAAATGAAGTTAGATTTGTGAAGTATTTGCCCTGATATTCGCGCGATTTAATATTAAATGATACGTTTACTTCATTACCTACCTTAACGCGGTTAAAAAGGTCTGATTTGTCATTAAAGGACGTGAAGCAAATCTCTTCTGGATATTGTCCTTCGCTTTCCTTAATTACAAAGTCTCTTTTGTGCCAATCGCCTTTCGATGACGTGCCGGTAATTTCCGGTAAAATTGCAGTAATTGTTCCTTTTGATGTAAACATGATTTTATCTTTTTATTTTTTCGATTAATTGTTTTACCTCTTCAATGCTTGTAATTAGCTTCTCTTTTAACTCTTCAAGTATTAACTCATCCCTTTCTACTCTTATGAGTATTTGTTTCAAATTAGGGCTTGAAAATGGCATATAGTCTATAAAATCCCATCCGGTACAAAGTAGTTGCCCGTGAATCTGCCAAAAGTATGATTTAGGAATCTTTTTAGTTTCCAGGTATTCGTGATAAACTTGAAAAGACGGGCATTTAAATTCACACCCTCCATTTATTCCGACTATTTTTCTGTCAGGACTTGCGCCGGTAAATTCATCATACTCGTAAAATCCAGCATTTTCAAGAAAGGTAAAAGTTTCGTTTTCATAATTTTCACATGCCAAAGGTTCTTTTTCGTGGCCCCGTTGCATCCATTTGTTATTATAAAACTCTTCGCTTTCATCTGTTACTCTTTCGTAAGCTACTTTTATAATTGCATCCTGATAACCTTTCGTAGTTTTTGCCATAAACAAATCGGAAAATGTTGAGGCGGTAAATTTTCCACGCCTCAACGAATCCCAATCTTCTGAATTTTGATCTGTGTCGTAATGTTTAATCATTGTTCAGCTTCAAATAAAAGTTCTTTTTTAACGTCTGCAATATCGTAACGATCTTCAATTACTGTAATTGATTTGCCGTCTTTTAGTGCTTGAAGTGCATTTTTCCACGCTGGCATATCTTTAGTTAATTTTGGTTTTGCTGCTGATGGTTGTGTATCGCGTATTCTTAACCCCTCAACTATATCGCTGCCAAACTTCACTTTTGCATCAACGTAAATCCTAACCGGAATATTATTCCAATCTTCAAGATGCTGATGATTACCGGCAAACTTTTTGATTAGTTTTGAATTGGTGACGTTTAGAATCATTGGCTTAATATCCTTTTCTTTAAATATCGCTACGTTGCAAAACTTTTTACCTGATGCTGTTATACATTCTTTGTAAACTACTTTTTCAATAGTTAAAATGACATCTTTGTCGTCAATGTCTGCCGCACTCAAATAGTCGGACTTAAATGCTTTTTTCCAATGTGTTTTCGTTTCCATTTTTATCGTTTTTAAAGTGTAGTAAAGATACAAAATTAATTGCTAACTTTGTATCTTTTAATTATTTATTTATTCTGAATCTTCGTCATTATCGCACTTATCAGCATCCATATCTGCCTGTGATGGTTCGTTATCGGGTTCGTACATTCCATCTGGCGAATCATAATCGTAGCGTGCATATTTCATGATAAAACCTCCTCTAATTCATTAATGAAAGTTCTATAACATCCTATTTTAACAGTCAATCGCTTTATAGTATCTTCGTCTTTTTCGTTAAGACCGTCAAGCATGAACAATACCGTTTTTAACCTAATCTTGTAGGTTTTCAGTAACTCGTCTAAAGGTTGTTTTTCCATTTTCGTATCGTTTTTAAATTGTACTTCAAAGATAAGCTAAATGATAATCGGTATTACAAAACATGTTTTTAAACATGTTTAGAATTAAAGTTCTGAATCCATTCCGCATCCTTCAAATTGATCAAACTCATTTTCTTCGGGTAATTCTTAGCCGCACCAGCTACATTTACCGGAAATTAACGCTTTCTGATCGGGTTCATCTCCGCATTTTCTACATTTAATTTCGCTCATCTCAATATCGTTTTTAAAGTTCTGACTGCCTCCGATCAAATTCCTGTATGACCGGAGGCATGTAACAAAAAAAGGTGTCTGTATCGCTATGATAGGCTAAGAAAACCAGACTATAACAAATCGGAGGCTCAACTAAACCTCGGATGTTTTAATGCTTGCGTTGATACAAATCAGCATTACCCAGCTCCCTGTGTTTGTATCTTGTTTCAAGTTCGTTATCGCGCTTTTCTTTAGCTTCAAAATAGCGAAGTAGTAAATAACCTAATCCGGTTAATAAAGCAAGTAAAATAACTGATAGCAATATCCCTATCGAAATTTCAGGGCCGAACAAATATTGTAATTCTGTTTTCATTTTGAGTCGTTTTTAGGTAAAATTAGCGAACTGATTAAAATTGATAGTATTCCGGCAAGTACGATTATTTCCCACATGGTTATCGTTTTAAACTGTTTAACATTGTTTCTTTCATCTTATACATCCCACCGTTTAAAGTGATGATTTTAGGGTATTCGTACATAGTAAATTTCAATTTCTTTTCACCTTTTGGAAGTGGCTTACGTCCTGCTTTTTCGGAAGTTGTGCCGTCAAGTTTGATTTTTGAATAGCTCATTTTATTTTTATATTTAATAATTATTTTAGTTCTATTGGTCTCCAATGAGAAACTTGTCCATCTCCTGCTTCTTTTGCGTCGTATCTGATACCGTTAAAACATTTACCTTCAAAATCATACCTTTCGAGCATATAATTATCAAAACTGTTTTTAGTTATTACTAACTCACTAAATCCATTACTATTTTCTTCTGGTAATTCTTTATTAATAGAAATAAACTTTTGAGCAAATCTAATTCCTTCGCTAAATGCACCCTTTTCTGCATTTAAAATATATTGTAATCTTACGGGATATATATCGCTACTTTCAGAATTAGGGTATCTGTTGTATATTTCTTCTGTGATTGTTTTCATCTGATCCTTTTTTGTATTTTAAATATTCGAATGCTCGTTTTGTCATTTCTACCGAATTAGTGGGGAGTGTCGTATAATTAGATCCCAACCAATATTGGAAATGGCATAAATCTCTTAATTGTTTGTGTGTCATTTTATTTGCCCGATCCCGATAGCGCAGGGTTAAAATTAATTAAGAAATTGATCCGTTTTCGTACATATCCTGTACAAACATTGGGGAAATATACAAACTGTCTGCCAGTTTTATTATCCTTCGCTTTTCTTCGATTGTTAGCTTACTCCAATCTCTTTTTTCAGTTTTCTTTTTCATTTTACAATAGTTGTTAAATAATCCCGTCTTTCTTTCAGTGATTCAACCCATGATAAATGCTCTTCTCCGAATACATAACCGGATGCGGTATTCATTTTAATAGTCCTGAAAATCTGATTTAATTGAATATTTAAACCCCTCCACTCATCTCTTAATTTACTTTCGGTTGCGGTTGTCATTTTGTCGTTTTTTAAATGTGTAATTCAATACGACAAATATAGCGACTATATTAAACTACTCCTAATTATTTGTGATTTATTTTCACTTTCGATCACATGTTATAAAACATGTTTTTGTAAGTGATTGATATAATGTAAAAACCCGCAAGACTGGGAATCCTGCGGGCCTGAATTACTAACTAACTTACTTTAAAAACGATTTTCAAATGTAATCATTAAATCAATACTAAACTACTTTGCGATAAAATAACCACCCACCAATCCAGCGCTGGCCCAAATATACCACTTCTTGTAAAAAGGCGTTTTGTTAATCACACTGATTTGATAACCTGATGTAATTTTAGCATTAGGGTCATCGGTGTAAATGGTAATCTTTGTTTGATTTCCTTTGGTTTCGGTTATTGAATTTAACTTGACTTTGTACGAATAATTTAGATCAACTTTTTTCTCTTTGATTAATCCGGCTAATGTCAAATAAGTATTTGTCCATTGAAAGTCTTTAGCCGGTATTTTTACGCCTGCTGAATCAATGTAAACAGTATCATGTAATATTGTGTTGCCATGTCCTGACGCCTCTAATTCTGCCTGTAATGTAGCGGTAATATTTCGCCATTTAATGTCTTTTTGTCTTAATTCTTTAATCGTTAATCCGGTTAATTCAAGTGACTTTTTTAAAACATTCGATTCGATTACGACGGAATTTAATTGTGAATAAACTTGTCCGGCCTTCGTTTTGTAAATCTTAGCGCTATCGTTGGCGATTAATAATTCAACTGACTGCAAATCGATTGTTTTGTCCTTGCCTTTTATTTTGAAATATTGGACAATGATAATAATTAACATTCCTGCGATTAGTGCATAAATGGCATACTTTAGATATTTATTCATGATGGTTGTGTTATTGATTTTTCTGTTTTTGTTGTTGTTTCTGTTGTTTCCGAACTGTCTTTTATTCCGGTTTTCATTTCGGCAAACTTCTGAATTGCTTTTGGTACAACCGTAGCAATTACCAAAATCATAAATATATCCCAATCAATGATTTTAAGTTGAGAAATAAGCATGTTGTAAGACTGTTCGGTTATGCAATTTTGAGTTAAAAGTTTTGTGTATTCCTGAAAATGTGATTCGTAGTAAATAAATGAAAAGAAAGTATAAGCACAAAGGAATATGAAAAACAAGGTCTCTAAAAACCTCATAAATGAATCTGTCACGCTCCCGTCTGGATGTAATTCCTGCCAAAATCCGGCTTTAATTATTTTCATTTTGTTCCGATTTCGTTTTTTCAATAACCTCGTTTGCAAAATCGCGAATTAAGCAATTACACATATGAAGGGTAATATTTGTTCCTTTCCCGATCCCTTCATTGTCGAGCCATTTCTGTACCGCTTCGTGTGTTATTTCAGTTTTCATCATCTTCAATTCTTAAACGTTCAATTAACTCCCTTATTTCTTCACTCATTAAATCGGATTATATTTATTTGCACGATCCAAATACATTTGTCGCTGAACTATCCCGTTCGTGCCCCCGTTAATTCGTTTTGTAATCCTGATAAAATCGCCAATATCAGCAATCGCGTTTAGTCCCCTGCTATTCCAAAACCAACATGCAGACATTGCTGCGTAAAATGGCAATTCTAATTCTGTGGGATGGGTAATAAAGTCAAAACCTAAATCTTTGGATAGCGATTGATAATTTGCCCGTCCGGTAATTTGAATTAGTCCACGGCCTTTAAATCTCACTCCATCGCCCGGTTGAGTATTACCTAAATCTTTGCGTCCTTCATATGCTTTGCCGCTGGCCAACTCTTCCAGGTATCTGAACTCCCCGGATTCGTGAGCTAATTGAGCGATAAATTGATTTTCCCGTTTCGGAGTGTTTATTTGGTATTTTTCGCACCCCTCAAGTAGCGCCGGCAAAAGCAAAAATATTCTTTCGTATTTTGCATTTGGCATGACATTTTGTAAATATTCGCGTGTTATCATTTAAATAAATTTAAACATTAAATTATTTATTGGTATATTTAATTTGCATGACTTAACAACAGATTCGTGACATATATTTTCAATATCTTTTGATGCCATATTGCATGAGTTGTATTCTTTCAATATTTTACCATTGGCGTCAATTAACGCGCATCTTAATCCTTTTGATTTACTTATATTATTACCCCTTAATTTTTTTGTTTCGCTATTCATATTTAAATGCGCCAACTTCATACTAATCGACATTTTATTTTTACGTTCGATTTTTTGTTCCTCGCTTTTGTTTTTAATAGTCTCCTTTAGGGTGTCATATCTTTTTGAAAATTCAGTTTTATTTTCTTTTTCATATTTGATTCTTGAATTACTCATTTTATTTTTACTTTCGTCGCTATACGTTTTGCCTGTTTGGGATTTAGACAACTTAACTCGCGTCTCTTTTGAGTGCTTATACCCACTTAGGCTTTCCCCTCCGTCGGTATAATTAACTAATTTAAATCCCCATGTTTTAAATTGAGAAATCCAGTACCTTTCCATTAATTGCCAGTTGTCATTATCTGATACGTCTATCGTTTCTATTTTAGGGATTAATCCATCATTTAATAAAGATTTAATCCAACATGACCTATAATTATTCCTTTTATCTTTCAGATGTCCGTTTAGCCTTGTTTTTAATGACTTGCATGTTTTGCCAACATATCTTATTTCGTTCGTTGTTGGATTGCTCAGCGTGTAAATATAAACAGAATCTTTCGTCATTGTAGCCCCACCCGAATAATTATCATCATTGGAAAACCTGCCTTCCCACTTTTGGATTAACGGGATTACTTGTTTAATGTCTGCCATTATATATTTGATTTAATAGTATATTCCGATTCTTTTAATTTTGTTTTAAAAAATGATTCAATGTATTCAATACATTCAGCCGTTGTTTTTCTGAATAATGTGCACGGGATCATCTTGGATAAAATAGAATGTTTTTCAATTTGTTGAAAGTCGTATTCAAATTGAGATTGATGCATTTTGCCTACCTTTTTAATGAGAATATGAGTAAATCTTAATCCCGATTCTCGAATGTAAATTGGTTCTTTATTTTCCATCGTTTTCGTTTTTAGTTTATCAAAGATAGTAGATTTATTTTAACATGGTTTATTCTACCGGTATTTCTTCGTTTGTAAATGTTGCGACTTTCATATATTCAGAAATCGCCTTAATACATTCCGGTGTTAAGTGCATCCAAGTTGTTGAGTATCCGTTACAATCTCTAAATTTTACAGACGGTAACGGATTACAAGAGTTATTGATTTTAAGTAATTGGACTGAGTAGAAATCCATTGTTTTAGTTTTTAAGTGTGCCTTTTAGCTACGGTTTTTTTTCTAGTACCCCCATAACTATCGCAGTAATGGCGATGATTATCCCGATTATCCCAGTAATAACGCCCCCTATATTTCGAATGCCTTCATCCTTTCCATTGTTTGAACTTTTGTAGTCACTTAAATTTTTAAGGTCTTGCGAAATCCGGTCCAGGTTTTTATTATATGTTTCTGCGAAGTTGTCAAATCGTTTTTCTGCTGCTGTCTCGGCTTTCTGTACCGCCTTTTCCGCCGCTGCCAACGCTGCATTTACCGCCTTTTCCTGTGCGTCCAGTGCTGATTTGACAGCTTCCTTTGCCTCTGTGGAGTTCTTGTTGATCAGTTTCTCGAGTGATTCGTACCGATCTTCAAAACGTTTGTCGCTTGATATAATCATCTGTGTGAAGAATTCCTTCAATGAAACTTGCGTCTCTAAAAATTCATTTTCATTCATTGCGCTGATTTTAGATTACAAAATTTACTCATTTAAGGTTGTTTAACATTCATAATTCTTGTTAATTCTTGCACATTCAAAGGTATGAATATTTATTCAATAAAAAAACGAATTAATTTAACTATTTTCATAAGTAAACTTTACGGGAAATTCAACCATGCAAATTCTCCAAAGTGTTCTTTGGCTTTTTCATCATATGCTTTTGCCGCTTCGATCTCGGTATCAAAAGATCCAATATATATTTTCTTCTCATTTGTTTTTATGAATGAAATATATTTTTTATTTTGGTATTTGTAGTAATTTACCCCTTTATAAACAGACGATGCATTTTTATTTGGTCTCCTATTCATTAAATTCTGCCTGTTAGTGCATGGTCTTAAGTTTGATTTTTGATTATTTAATCCGTTTCCATCAATATGGTCCACGAACATATTTTCTTCCTGGCCAATTAAACACCTATGCATATGAATTATTTTTCTATTATCGCGATGCGAGTTTATTTCCCTGTGTGCGTAAAAAATACTCCTACATCTATTCGCATACCATTTAAATTGATTTAAATTCTCAAAATCTTCATCATCAACCAATGCCACTTTTCCCTGTGTTAATTGTATTTCTTTCATGTCATTAAATTTAAATACCCGAATAAACGTGGTCAGACGCCTATCCGGGTAATGTCGCCGCCGAAGCGGAATATTTTATATTGATCTGACCATCAATAGTACAAATTTACTAAATTCTCAATCAATTCAAACGATTATTAAATGTTTGTTTTAGTTTTTTTTCAAAGCACCCGTATCGAAAATAAAGCGATGCGGATGCAAGGATGGTAGAGCAACAAAGCAAGATTAAGCCACGGACATAAAAGATAAAACCTATATGATAGATATTTTTGTCGATTAGCACGATCAGCGAAATTAATGCTAAATTGATAATGAATAACCTATGCCAGAAACAGAATTTAAAAGCCTTTGAAAAATACCACCAACAAATTGAGGTGAATAGAGAGCAGCCAAATATAGGAGTAATAAATGAATACAAATTGACATTAAATAAAATGGTGACCATCCCAATCATTACGGCAAACGTAGTCAGAACAGGCCACCATTTTACTAATTGGATTATACCCCTCATGGTAATGGCGGAGTAGGATCTGGGTTTGGCGGATTCGTTGGCCCTGGCCCTATTGGCGGTTTTTCTTCTTCGACAAATAATCTACTGTCTTTTTTCATGTTGTTAAATATTGGTGAATTGTTTTTATTTTAAAATGTGTGAATAGTTCCTAAAGGCGAACCTAAATCATTTCGTTTTTTTGAAAGTCTGGGTATAAAATCTTGATTTCTTCAATTGTTTTGCGAGGATCAGAATCAGGAACCCATCCATCAATTTCATGCAAATCTTTATCAATTAAAACATTTTCAGGAATAAGAAATTTTCCGTCACCAAGAGGTATTGGATCAATAGCGGAATATTGCCCGTGTTCCCCTTTTATTTTGCTTGCTGTTGTACCACTTATAATTATGTGTTTCATGCTATTACCCCTTTCCCGTTAGAATTCATATATGACTCGATGGAATTTGATATAATCAGTGCCTGTGAATCCGTGGCAATATTCTTCCCAATAAAACCAATAGATATTTGGTGGGTCGAAAACCCTACTGCGCTATTTGCTTGATTTAATGCACCTAAAAATATATTATATTCGGACAACGATGTTGATACAGAATGATCTATTCCGTTATATATCCCATTCTTATATAATACAGTATCTGAGGCACTATTTCTTGATATGCAAACCAAACCCTTAGAGTTTGGTAGGATATTACCATAAGCTCCTGCGCCTCCATTATTAACACCTTGTGCGATCTTCGCCCCAGCTATAAATATCTGAATCATATTCACTTTTGATGAAGCCGCTGTTCTTGCACCAAATTCTACCGAGTTTGAATTCCCGGCCAAATTTGATCTTGAATAAACTCCGATAGAAGTACTATTTAGAGTACTCTTAACGGAATGCAGGTTTTGATTGTAATTCGAATTTAAATAACTTGATGTTCCATTGCCTGCAAATCCCTCTAATGCAACAAATGAAGGACTATTAATTGCTGTCGCGTCATTGGCGCGTTTTACCAAATTTCTTAATCCTAATTCCGCTGTTTCATTTGCCAAGACATAGAACACATCAAAAAAGTCAGACAGATTAGTTATCGCTAATCCTGTTTTTAGATCTTTAACTAACTTATCTATCTTTTTTTTCTGCGCAGTGGATATTGGGGTCACCAATCCTGAAATATACGTTTTTGTTTCAGGCGTAAGGTTCACATTTGCTCCTTGCTGAACCATAGTTCGAACACCTGGTAGCCCGTTAATTCCTGGCATGATTTAAGGTTCTATCCACAACATGATAGAATCAGTTGCAGAGTTAAGGGTTATCGAAGTGATTGTGTCGCTCATATTGTTTTTATTTCAAAGTTAATAAATATTTCAATATTTTACAGATTCAATAAAATATTTTCATAAATGCATTGCCCGGGTGTTTCTAATAAACTCCATTCTGTATTATCTTCGACTAAAGGGATTGGAGTACCGTCTGCAAATTTCGTACATTTCCAATTCTTTGCAGTGATTACAATGTCGCCTATTTTGATTAATGGGTAAACATTTCCGTCTACGTCGGTTACGGTGTCGCCTGCCGTCCATGTAGAATCATCTTTGATTAGGCGAATAGAATTGCCGCAATTGACTGGCATGACACTAATCGCAGCCAAAGAATCAAAAGAAAACATATTTAATACACCCCCATAATTATCAGCCCCCGTCATAGACCATATATATAATCTGTCTTTTATAGTATCATTCCCGGAATCCGAATCAATAAACGAACCGGCAGAATCTCTGCTGCCTGATCCTATCGCCTTAAATCCATAAGAATCCACCGCTCCAGTATTCGGGTCAATCCAGTGGTTAAGGCCGACTTCTTTTAGGTATCCGCCTGCATTAGGCCAATATTGAACAAACGAATCATATATATCAATATTATCCAGCAACGTTGTCCATTCAGCGTCGCTCGGCACATGAAATCCCACCGGAGCAATACTTGCCGTTTCAAATGCGTTTGCCTCGTCATTGTTGTAGGCACACATAGCACCTGTCGTTAATGCCGCCCATGCAGTGTTGTCGGTTACCTTTGCAATTAAATCACCATTGCGGTATTTGGTTTCTGCAAGGTTCTCAGATAACCATTCCTGAGTGCCGATGCAAATCGTTTTATAAATCCTTCCGTCATTTCCGGTATATGTTCCTGTTTGTCCATTAGTTAGAGTTATAGAGTCCTTAACGAGGCGGACAGAACGACCAGATCCTAAATCGCTTAGAGAATTTTTGGCGCAATTAAAGAAAAAATTTGCAACGGCATATGTGAAATCTAATGTTATAAATTCGGTTGATTGTCTTATGTTGACATACTCCCCTGATGCTGATCTAAGGCCTGTACCGTATGCGTTAAATTTGCTCGTATTGGTTCCTGAAAAATATGGAGTATCCCAATGCAGCGAACCAGATTCCATCATTTTTATTCCAGCGCCAGAACTACCACCTAAATAAATACTAAGGGTATCAAACTCTTGATATGTAGATAAATGAAATCCAATATTTGCAATATTTCGACTATCAGTTGCTGCCAACCAATTATACAAGTACCCGTATTTTATACCAGTTATTTGTGGTTGCGTACAGAACCAATTATAAAGCCTGCCATAACCGCCAAGTTGGACAACATAAAGCAACTTTCTTATACCCCCGCTAAAACTTGTCAATATATTTCCCGATACTCCTCTTAGTATTTTCATTCCAATATAGTTATGGTACTATAATCCAATCAAAAGTAACTGCACCTGTTATGGCCGTTAAGTATGTTACTGTAAATTGAGTTGTCGATTTACTTGTCACATAAAAAACAGCAGCAGCCAACATGTCTGTTGGAGTTACGCAAACTTTATATGTAGTATTTGCCATTGTTTGTCCGATTGTTACGACAAATGTAGTAACTGCTGTAACTGTTTGAGAAAATGAACCTGCAATTGGCATCAAACTTATCACGGATTGTAAATTATTATATACCACTTTTGCTGAAGGGTATTGAGCATCAGTCGAACCTGAATTTAAAGATGTAATCTTATTTGTCGATAACTCGTAACTTCCTACTGGCTGATATATTCCTGAATGATTGTGATCTCCATAAGCAGCCAGAGAATGAGTCGTTCCAAACCCAGGGAAAACCGATAATGGTATAAATTCAAGCCCTGTTTCGTCCGCCTTAACACTAACCAATAATCCTCCACTTCCAGTATACAACTGAGGCACATCCGATAAATCAGTAAATTCTGCCTCTTTTGTCTCAGTGAATTCTAAACCATTTTCTGATACATTCACAGTAGGGATGCTCAATGCATCCCCTGCGTACGTCGATGGGCAATCTGTTAAATCAGTAAACGCGGCAGTTGTCCCGGTTCCTTTTGGTGTGAGAGTTGTTAAGTCGGCCTCAAAGTAGTACCAATGACCCGATATATTTACTTCTAAATAATGAGCGCGTGAAATTAGTGGAATACTTGCCAGAACCTCATCGGTCGAGTCATACGGAACACCATTATTATATTTCCTTTCGTCTAAATCGGGCGTTTCGGATTTTGGGTAAAAACCTATTGAAACTTCTGTTCCTATTGTCATAGCATAAAGATATAATTTACTGTGTAATCGGTTACTGATGTTTGCCGTGCAAATGTGTAAATAGTGTAATTTTCGATTATTCCGGAATTGGTAAAATTGGCGGCAGTCTTTATGAATCCGCTTATTATTTCAAACCCGCTTTGGTCTTTTACACTTGTAATATCGCCCCAAGTTGTCGGATATGCGATACAATATCGTTTCGTGTCAATATTGTAAATAAATGACTGATTTGATTTTTCAGACGGCCTATTTTCAAGTGTTTTAATAATCGCCTCCGACGGGCTTAGATTACTCACAAAACCAATATAAACAGATTTGCGCGTTTCTGTTGGAATTGGAATAACTACGTCAGGCAAAGATTCTCCGCCGGTAGGATTTCCACCCCCCACTATTGCACCGCTTGTTCCTGATAGTACCGTTGTTGATTCGGGGCTGTTTGGTAAAAATCGCGTTGCATAAATAATATCGGCATTTTGTGAAATTTGATTTACTGCCTGATCTGCGGTTAATGTTTCATCCCAGACAAATAATTGACCGCTGGCAGGATTTACATTGACGTTATCAATATTATTATCTTCGATCAATTTATTTAGTAAATCCAATGTTCCGTATGTGTTTAGGCAAATATCAAAAATATTTTGATTGTCAACCGATTTATATTGTAACATTTGTCTGTATTTTTAATGATCCGTTTGTGTCATAGGTGACTATTGGCCTTGCGTCGTACCCATCCGATTGAAGGTTTAACTTCATTGACCTGGCCAATTCCTGCTGTATTCCTTTTGCTTTTAAATAGGTTTTAATTCCTACGCCTTCGGTGAAGTTTTCTTTCCACCATCCCGGCGCTGAATTGATCGTATCAACAATATGCTGATCGTCTGATTCGGCCATAAATACATCGTGATTTGAAATTACAATGTCGTTGTTTTCTAATAAAATATCGGTTCTAATTCCCATGTTTTACTTTTTTATTTTCAAGATCGTTAATTTTTGTTTTAGTCAAGGATTGTCCAGACCATGCGGAGGTGATTGTTTTTAAAGCTAATCCTCCGTCTGATGGGACAATTACCCATGAATTAAAAGCATTTTTAAGGTTATTTAAATCCTTTTCCAGAGCGTTTAATTTATCAACCGTTTCTTTAATCTTCAATAGCCCACCAAACGAACCGTCATTGAATTTAATTGTCGTTACAGCGTCAATGGTTATATTTTCAAGCTCTGAATACTGACAAACAAACGGCTCAACTAATCGCGAAAATATCACTTTAACAGTAGACCCGATAACCGGCTCAAATAATATCCCATCGTCAATAACGGCCATTAATCGAACGTTCGGAAGATCGTATTCTGTTTGCCCATCAATTACTATACAGTCGCATGTTCTGGCTTGAATATTAACGCTAATAACTTCGGCATTGCAATAGCTTACCTGATCGACCTTATGTGTACCGACCATTTTATTAATTGCTTCATTTATGCTTCTATCGCTCATATAACTAATTTATAATCAAGCTCGATGGTCTGACGAAGTCCATCAAACCCGCCTGAATATTCAACGCCTTTAACTTTATATAATCCATTTCGTTCGGGTAATTTAGGATCAATAAAATTTACATTGTCTCCCATCCTGACAAATGGTAATCCAAATGTAACAAATTTGCCCTTAAATCCGGTATAGTAAAACTTTTTTATTTCAGCTGTCGCCAAACTGATTAATTCAGTAATATTCTTTGCAAAAGGATAGGGCAGCGTCATTCGTTCGCCTCCGGTATTTGGTGGATAATCTTCGCCTTTTTTCTTAATAAATACGGTCGGCTTATCGCTCCCGCCTCTCAGTGTGACTAATACCTCCAATCGATTGCATTTCGTTTTAGCGTGGCCGTCCTTTGTTACTTTCCCGGTCAATTCCTCAATCTTGTTCGATGCTACAATACTGATTACGGTGTCTTCTTTGCGTTGATATTCAAGTTCGTCCGAAATGATATCTTGTTGAAAAGTAAAAGTGTGCGTATTTGCTTCGCCTTCGATATAAATAACGGCTCCGCATCTTAACTCATTTCCTTTAAAATAGCTTTCAAAATGATAATGTTTGCGAAGCCTGGCCAATACCTCAGCCACCGTTTCGTCACCCGTCCTGAACTCTCCAAGCGTTGTACTTGTTAAAGAATTTACCGTAAACTGATAATTTGGATTTGCTTTATTGTAGTCAACCAAGAGTATTTTCAAAATATCTTCAAGTGTTTCGGTTGCCTTGAATGTTCTGGTAATGGCAGGGATTTGTTTTAATTTCCAAGTGTTGTCTTCAAAGTGTAGTTCAATAGGTTTTTTTGACGTAACTTTTGAAATAAAACCCTGAAATAAATGGCTATTTTTTTCCTGATTGAATGTGCCACGGAATATTTCTTTCCCTTTATCAAAGAATTTATATCCCCAATCCAAAGTAATCGAATCACCCCTTAAGAATAAAGGATTGGCATTTGAAAAACCTCCGATATTTACATTGGTCCCAAACAATGAAATCAGCTTATTACCCGCATCCCTAACATATAGATTTTTAGGAATGATTATTTTGCCGTCGTTGGTCATATCGCGCCAAGTATCAGAACATTCCATTTCGTGAACAAAATCAAAGCTGATTGTTTTTGTCCGCTGTGGAAAATCCTCTGTCGGGATTTGAACTATTGTAACCTGTGTGACTACTCTATACATTACATTCCTGTTATTTTCAATTCCTGAGGCGTGTCAGATATTGCATTTAACGAAAAGGTTTGATACGAATAACCGCCCTCTTCTTGCTCTAAGTTTCGATCTTCAAAGATTACTGAGTCAATATCCATTGTCTGAAGGTAAACAGAAAAAACTGGAATAGGAACCGGAGCTTTAATTAACTTCATTAATTCAGCAACCTGTTCTTCGGGATAGTGTCCATTTTTACCTGTGATTATTCCCCGGAATGATATTTGAGCATCGCCCTCTCCTATATATTCTTTAACTGTTCCGTTACGTCCCTGTATTTCTGTTTTAACAATATTGCGTGGAAATGATACGGAAACTAAAATAGCCTGAAATGTGATCTTCGGAGTTGTTATTGATTTGCCGGTTGCATCTGTATATTTTACCGAACCAAAAGTAATCTCAACCCAAACATCTGTTCCAAATTCGGTTTTATGCCCGTGAATGGGACTGTCCAGATCACTCGACTGATCTATTTGTCCTACGTATGGGTTATTGTCCGGTGCGAATCTTCGCGCGTCCTGCTGCAGTCCTGTTGCAATAATTCCGGCAGACCGTCCGGCGATCATCCCTATTTGAGCGGCCGAAACTCGCGGTATAACAAATTCTCGTATAGTTGTCATTAGTGATCTGCTATAATTAATGAATCATGCGTTGCATTTACCAATACGGCGGTAATCTTTTCTTTCAGACTTCCGATACCTTCTTTTACATTGGTTGTCGAAATTGTGAACCCTTGTATTAATGGTGCATTATAAGCAATGTGAATATTGATATTCTTTGAGCCTTCGGCTTTTGTTTTTGGCATTGCGCCCTCCGCACCTGGATCGCCCTTTTTGCCTTTGCCCACAGTTGACGGCATTAAAGATTCTGCAGAACCTGCATTTTTTACGGCCCCCATTCCACCGTAAATAGTACCTAATCGCTCTTTTGCGTCTAATGCTGCATCGATAGCTGAATTAACCCCGGCTTTTACCATCGCAGGATCAAACGTAAGTACTCCCATTATTGCCTGGCCTACGCCCTGAAATACTCCAGCTATCCCATTCCCGACAACTTTAGCCATTTCCCAAACCGCAGAAAGCATATTTCCGAAACTGCCGAAATGAACGGTCAATGCCACTACCCCGCCGATTAACGCAGCAACCCCTGCAATAAGTAATGGTATTCCGGTTCCGGCCATGGCTATTTTCACAGCAAGCCAAGCCGCAGATAATCCTTCGGTAGCTAACGTATTCACGATAATTGCGGCGGTGCTTAACCCTGTATACCATACATGTAGTGCAGTGGCTGATATTACTCCAAGCGTTATTGCTTTATATGTAGCATACGAAGCAATAACCCACGTAATAGCGTCTTTGTGATCTTTGACAAACTTAACCGATACGGCAAAAGCTGTATTTAACTTTGTTATTCCGGCTAACGCAGCATTTAAAACTCCTACTATTAAGGGCTTTGCCTCAATATAAATATTATTCATGAATTGGAAAAGCGAATCCCCAACGTTTGAAAGTACAACACTTGTATTTTTGGCCATATTTTCAAGACCGTGATAATAAATACCACCCTCGGCATGAGCGATCTTTAATGCTTTTGTGATTTGCTGATAAGTTATTCTTTGCCCTTCGCCTGTTTTTATTCCTGCCTCATTTAGCGCTTTGTAAATATTTACCCCTGCATAAGCAAACTGTTTAATATCTAAAGCGCTCGCAAATCCAACGTTTTTAATCTGCTGTAAGTTCACAACCATTCGTGTAAGTTCCTCGTTTCCGCCGCCTGTTGCGCTGATCGCATTAGCTAAATTATAGACCGCCTCCCTTGCGCCCTCCGCTGTTTCGTCTGCTGATATTAACGCTTTGTTTGCTGCTAAAAGTCCTTTAAATTCAAATGGAGTGGCCATAGCGTCCGCCATTACATTTTTTATAACCTCGGTGGCGGCAGAAGAGCTTTTTAGTAGCGTTGTTAATCCGGTAGTTGCATCTTCAACGAACGAACCGGCTGTCACTACATTTTTGATAAACATTGCAATTCCGGCAACTCCAAATGCTATACCCATAGCGGAACCAAGCGATAATGCAGCCCCTCTGGCCGTTCCCATTGCACCGGTTAATTGTTGCGTTGCGGTTGTTGCGGAATTGACCTGAGGTGTAAGATTACCCCTTAAATTTAAAATATATTCGACTAAAGTACTACTCATTTAAATTGGACTTGATGAACGGTTTCTAAATAGTATTTTGTTTGCCCCCATAGTTTATAAAACTCATTGGCCTTTTCTTCGTCTGTTCCTGTTAGCTTATCGGTGTCAACAAAAAGGCAGCCCCGAATAAGAGCTGCCATTCGTGCGGTTGGCGCACTCGAATTGTCGATTTTGCTATCAGCTATTTTTTTTTAAACGAACTTTCAATAACCTCACCCAGTCCGATGCAAATACGACACATTCCTATTTTGTACGGTGTGCAGTCCGATGAACTTTCGTATGTCTTCGAATTGGATTCCTCACGAAGCGTTAATGTTTCTCGCATTTCGTCGGCTGCAATCCATGTGCCTGAACCTGTAATTTTATCCATGAAACACAACGTTTGAATATAGTTAGGTTCTTTGATATAACCTACTATTCGATCATTTGTTTCAGGGTCAATACCAACGTAAACATGAACTTTAACAATCCCGTATTTCTTCGCTAATTCCGCGGCTTTCGCTTCGTATTCGGCGGTTTCTTTGTCTGTTAATTGTGTAATTTCCATATTATCGGGTAATTTGAGCAATAATTAAAGGAATTTTAACAGTCAACTTTGTATCGCCTTCTTTTGCATTAAATGGATCTTCAAGGAATTCGCACGCCCTGAGGATGTCTTTTGTTGCGTCTGCTACTGAATTGCCATAAACAACCGGAATATCAAACCATCCGATAGCCAATGGATCTCTATTTGGAGCGGCTGCAATTACTTTTTTCCATTCGTCCAAATAAATCTCAATTGAGCCGTCGTACTCTTTCCGACCATATCCGCGGCTTACTGGTTCCGGGCCGGCGCCGTAATTGTTGGTTTTCGACTGTTTTCTGTTGAATTCAATCGAAGTGATACCGGATACCGGAACGCCGAACAAAACGAAGTTGATCGAACTCCAGCTATATGCTACACCATTTATTAAAGGGGTTGCCATAATTTTTTATTTAAAAGATATTGGAATTGAAATGTTGCGAGCTATTCCGTTTTCGTTCAGTAAAATATTGACTACTAACGTACTCGTTAAAGAAACGTTTTGTGTTGGATCAATATAAACATCGCCTTCTGAAACTTCGCCCAAATCCTGATCGCGTGCCATTTGATAAAGCGGTTGAATCGCCTGAGCTTCAAGAAAAGCTATCGTAGTATCTGCAAGTGTGCCGTCTGCATTCTTCAATAGCTTACTTTTTAGATAAGGAATTAAAGCAGAATAGACACCGCGAATAGCTTTGTCGATTACCCTGTTATCATTGATATAAGCGTAATCAGAAGCGATTGTAATGGCAGTGTGATTGTCGTTAAAGAACGTTCCAGCATATCCTACATACTGTTGTCCGAAGATATGACGTTTGTCGTTAATCGCGTCAAGTGCTGAATCAGACAGAGCGGGATCAGATAAGAGTTGACCGTTTGCAAAGCCTGGAATGTCATTTTCTGTGCCATTCGAAAGATTGAATTTTGCAGGCTCCCCGAAGTCTTCACTTACAGCACTTAGCGATAACATGCCTAATGCGATGCCCAATTGAGTAATCGATTTACCAGTAATCAAAAATAGGTAATTACCTAACGCTGCACCATCCTGACCAATAATTGAACTTGCTTTATTTGCTGTCAATGTGGTTAAGTCTGCAACCGTTGTAATATCGGTTACCGCTTTCATATCGGCTGCATAAAGTGCGCTTAATGGTTTATGCCTTGCATCATTCATTGTTTTTATAACCCCGTCAATAGCGGTTAAATCACCTGGGGCATAGGCCGATGAATCTTTGAAAATACCTACCTGTCGAATCGTTCCGGCTGCAAATGTTTGCATTGCTGTAATTTCGGCGAAAGTATAAGGCGAAGGAACAGGAAAGAATCCAACGTAAAGCGAACTATTCGGGTTACCTCTGAAATACTCTGCGATATGGTAATGCCATACGGCTTGTTTTGAAGCAGCTCCACCAGTGAATTGAGTAATAGTTCCGGCCATTGTAGCACCCGCGCTTAATGTTGCTGAAAGTGGTGTCCCCGAGTTAAGGAATATCCCAAGTCCGGCGCGTGAAGTAATCGCAACTGACCCGGCGGTATTAAGAGCAGTATATCCGTGTACTTTAGTCCCTGCGTTAATTGCAGCGGTTAATCCGTCACCAACTAATGAAACAGTTGAATCAGTTGACAATTTAGCGTATGATCCTAAAGTAATAATAACGCCCCTCGGTTCTGTTACTTGCAGTGTGATTACATCGCCTGTCGTTCCGGCTGTTGTTATAAGATAAATTCCTGCTGCTTTTGTGCCATCTGAATAATCGGATTTAATACCGGCGTTTTCAGCGTCTACAATAGAAAACATTTGCTTAATGTTCGCCGTAGTTGTAAATCCTGAAGGCAAAGAGGCAGTGTAAAGAATAAGGCCGGATATATAATCCTGTCCGGCGCCTACTCTTTTACTTTGTCCTTGACCTTTGATGAATGTTATATCTGGCCTCATTTATGATTTTTTTGGACGTCCCGAAGAACGCGGTTTTATTTCTTTGTCTTCCTGATATTCGCTAACTGAAAGGTCGTCATTCCGGATAATATGTTCGCCTCCGTTGGCGGGGTGTAAATGAAACTCTCCATCACTTGTTACCCATATTTCGGTAACGTGCGGAAGGGCTTCAAATACTTGCTTATACCTCTCTAACATAGCTTATGCAGTTACCGTTCTGTCGGTTTCGCACCAGGCAGCGCCATTGAACATGAATTGCATATTGGCTGTTTTGCCTGCCAAAACTGTAAGCGTTCCGGTTGACAATACACCAGTAGTGAAAGTAACAATACGATCAGCAGCGGCAGTAAACATCATTATAACCACATCGCCTACAAAGGGTGCGGTAGAAGATGTACCTACGCCAATAGTCACGGTCAATGCACCGGTTAATGCTGCGAAATTTACCAGGGTTTTGCTTTTGGATGGATTCAGTGCAATGGTAGCGGCATATGCTGGAGTTAGATACTCGTTGGTTCTAATCCTATCTGTATTGTCAGCAGATGGAGTATTCGGAAATCTTGAAATTGTACTCATTTTGAATATTGTTTTAAGGGGGTGGAATTAACCGCCCCCTGTATTTTAATTATGCGTTAAAAGAACCGGATGTCAATGTGGTGAACATGAAAATCTGATCTGAGAATCCGTATTGTACTGCAAACTTCATCAATCCTTTCAAGAAGAAAAGTTCTGAATTGGCCTGTAATCTTTGGAGTTGTAAGTTGTTATCTTCAGTGCTGTTCATTCCAACATAAAGGTTAGAACTCACATCGTCAAGACCTTCACAAAACAGAATCGTATCGTCTGCCATCCCTGCAAGAGCTACAATTTCATAACCTTTAAACTTATTGATTCCTCGTTCGGTTGTGTTTACACCCTTATAAGTTAAAGTCGTAGTAAGATATGTTTCATAAATCTGTTCGGTGTTAATCGAAACAAAGAACTTCATTCTTTCATACCTTTTAGCCCTACTTAAAAGTGCTTTTTTGTTTGTTGCAGCAAGTGCGATAAGTGCATTAAAAGCATCAACGATATTATACAATGATCCGGCAGTTGCGGCGGTAGTCAATGGATAAGGCGAAGAAACTTTAAGAACGGCTGAATCATTTACCATTAATTTCAGGAATCCGTCAAAAAAGCAAATCTGACCATTACCAGCAGAACCAGGTGCGGCGGTGTAGGTTGTTGAACCTTGCCATAAACCAAGTTCGATCTGTTCAAACGTTCTTTCGAGAGCGATTTGAATCATATAGTTTTCGGCAGTTACCGGAAGTTCGCGGGCTAACAAAGTTGGTGAAAGCTGTTCGGCCAACCAATGAGCTTCATAATCGCGTGGGTTAAATTCGGTATAAACCATAACGTCAGCAGGCGTCAATGTTCTGCCTGAAACTGTGAATGTGCCTGATCCTGTTGGTGTGGCTGCGCGTGGTTGTAATGGGTTTGAAAAGTCAATTCTGCCGATGGTATGAGCTTTCTTAATACCGTCCTGAACATAGACACCTCCTTTTTGAAGAGTATCCATTCCAAAGGTTGCCGGTAACCAGAAATATGATGCGAACGTACCGGCGTATGCTGTATCTGTAATGTTTAATGCCATTTTGTTTTATTATTAGAATTTAAGATTAAATTTTGCCTTCGCGTTTCAGTCTGTTTTTTACAGCCAATCCGATAGATGACGTTGGTATTTCACCGGCGCCTAATTTTTGAGCCTCGGCATCGACCGCCTTTGTTGCTACCTTATTCAATGGAAGGTCTTCAATCATTAATTTTGTTCCTTCAAAGTCAACCTTTGCCATGTTGGTCCATTTAAGAATAACAGTAGCTTCGTTTTTGATACGGCCAAGTTTTGCAAAGTTGGTTACCATGTTTTTAGCTTCCTCTTCTTTCATTGCATTTTCGGCTTTCAGCTTATCTTCGGTCATTGCATCGAGCGAAGCCTTGCAAGCATCATACGCCTCATCTTTGGCTTTCTTTTCCTCTTCCAGCTTTTTGAATTTGTTTTTCAGTTTTTCAAATTCCTCGTCTGCTGTTTTAGCTTTGTTTTGAGCCTCCTGAATAGCGGCATCCTTAGCCTGTTCTGCTAAAGTTACTTTATTCATAATGCTGTCAATGGCTTGAACGATACTTTCTTCTGGAGTGCCATCATTAAGCCCCAGCTTCATACATACTTTAATCATTGTATTACTAATTTTTGGGTTATTATTTAAAATCGAATTTAAAACTAAATTACATTCTTTGTGAAAAGTCATTGTATCGGTAATCTTTCTCAGGTACTTCGTATTCTCATCAACGCTTGCATCTACTTTGTCGCAAAGATTCATATTGAGTGCCTCCCCTGCCGCAATGAAGGTTGTGCGGGCCATCATTCGGGAAACTTCATCTTCAGACATTCCGCAACGCTGCTCGATCATTTTGATGATACTTGCCTGCATTGTCTTTAGAATACCATCTGTTCCACCGAAAGGATTGTGATACATTAACCACCCATAATCAGACATTATGCGCTTTCTGCCTGCCTGAAATATTACCCCCGCAATCGAAGCGGCGGCCCCGATGCAATAAGTATCAACTGGAGTATTTGATTTGAGAATTGCAGAGTAAATATTGTAACCATCAGTCACTACTCCACCGGGTGAATTAATCCAAACTTGAATGCGTTTTTTGCCAAGCGTATCTAATTGAAGCAATTCCTGTTGGAATATACTTCCATCAATACCCATTCCATCCTCTTCGTCAAATCCGATGTGCTTATTTAAAAGCATGATAGGCTCGCTAACTGTTGGATCAATACAATAGTTCATGCAATAAAAGTAAATTTATTAAATTGCATGTGTGAATAGTGTAACACTATTTTAATAAACGCAAAAAACCCCTCCAATATCGGAAGGGTTTTAATCTTTAAATTTGTGTCTGATATTACGCCCGTGTTAATTATTTTGGGTGTTCTCTATTATATATGAATATTGCCAATTGTCGTGGTGTGGCATCTTTGGTTAATAAAAAAACACCGAACCAATCAGCTTTCCATACATTTGAATTTGGATTACTAAATCCCATTTTTAACAAAATATCTTGCGTTTCTTTCATCTTTTCAGTTATTTACATTTATTCGTTTTCTTATCAGTTAAATATACAACTATTGCAGCAACTACAAAAAAAGCGACAACGCAAACGATCAATAAAGCAGGTGATAAAAATTCTCCGTTGGTCCAAAATAGATTTGTCATAACTTTAAGTATTAAATTATGCCTCAAATATAATATCAATAATTGAGTATCTGACAAAACATGTTTTTAAACATGTAAAAGCCTCACATTTCTGCAAGGCTTAAACTAAAAAACGAACGGAAAGAAAACTATTTTTTAAGTCCAAGAATGCGCTCACGTTCTGAAACAGGCATATTATTGAACTTGTCTTTTACGGCTTCGGCTATAATAGAGCTGGCAGATTGTCCTGATTGTTCGGACATATTCTTAACTAATCGAGCCTGTAACGGCTGCAAATAACCTACAAATCTACGTTCTTTCGGAATCATACTAATTCGGATTGTTTGTAATATTCGATCATTAATTCGCTGCCAAATATAATCGTTTCTTTGCGAATTTCAACGCCTTCGATAAAGAATTGCTTATAAAGATGTTCTTCGCCCCACTCTTTCGCTACCCATCTTTGAAAGACTTCATATTTAGCCTTATTTAGGATGACAGCCTTGATTGGTTTATTGAACTTCATTTCGTGTTGAATACATGCTACGCACATATCTACTGCAAGGTTGCCTACACTCTCATAATTGTAAATGTCAATCGGTTTCGGTTCTTTCATTATACTACTTTTTGTATTAGCCAATAATCAAAAATAATGCTTTGCGTCCAAGCTCCAGCCTCTCGCATTGTTAGTGTAAAGCCGGTTGGTGTGCGGTCTTTTACTGACCACGGAATAGTATCAAATCCGGGATCTGTCGCCGCGCTTATAATTGAGCCTCCAACAAAATAATCAGATGTTCCAACTGTTGGAAACGTAACGCTGAAACTTTGTGTAGTTGTTGATAAATTCCCCACAGGGAAACTGCCACCATACAAAATAGGGTAAGCGTTGCTTAATCCTGGAATAACAAAGTTTGGATAAGTCCCCGTTACCCCAGCGCCAGTAAGAACTACTTTTTCAGGAATGGTAAAATTTAAAAAAAACGCTTGCGAATAATCTGCAGTTCCAGATCCTGTTGCTCCTGCGGCCAATGATAGTTTTCGTATGTTGTGAACGTTGTGAGTAGTCGAATCCGTAAATGTCATAGGATCGGCGTCTGTTGTGTATTGAATTATTGCAATTGAGAAAACAGCCACGTCTAAACCCGTCACACTAAATGTTGCGGCGTCAATCGGGAATACTTCGCCCTGATAAAATGCTGCACCACTTGAGATAATATAGTTTACTAAATCCCCGGTATTTATGCAGCCGTGAATAATATAGACCGCTAAAGGATTATAAAGCGGGCCAATCAGTCCAACAAGAACCGAGGAAACAATTTCTTTTGGTGCATCCTGTAAGAATTGTAATGTTCCTTTTTTAATCTTTATTTGTGCTGCATCCGTAACAGCTGAAACGTCTAATATTTTCATTTTATAATGGCTTTTTTATTATGCGTTAAATGTAATTAATTATTTCGTATCTTATTGATGCCGGAATGTATTTGTCTACGAAATTATGAACCGCTTCGATATTCCCCGATACCGTCAAATCTAAAACAGTGGCAGGAATATGAATAATGAAGTTATTAAGGTAGACCGATGGAAGACTACCCCCGATTGCATCCGATGATGTTGTTTGCCCTACACTACTGCAGTACGGTTCTGTGATTCCGACTAAAAACCCATCTATTACCGGAGTATCATTCGTGATGTAAATATCGCTCAATACGTCCGGTTGTCTGAATACTGAATCAAACTGTTTATTTAAAGCATACTCCAAAACCAATTTTGAACCACTGTAAAGAATCCGTTCTTTTACGCCGATAAAGTTATCCTGAATCAATAACCATGTTACTGGGGTGGTCATTGGCAAGGGTGGGCTAATGTTGCTTTCAATCAAACTAACGTAAACCCGTTTTTGATAAGTTGCCTGTTCTAAATAATGATAAGTTCTGACCTCGTAATCTGATGCAATTAATCCATTGTAATACGATCCGAATAGCAAATTTCGTGCCCACTGAAGCGGCGACAACAAAGCATCGATCAACTGCAAAGTGCGCGGCTTCCGTTTATCAGGAGGAAGTATTTCTATAACCGCCGGTGCAATATTGAAGTCGTATTTGCTCATTTCTGTTTTATTTTGAGTTCTTCGCCTTTTAAATCCCTCCAAATATTTTGGAGGTGGTGGACATACTTTATTCCAATTGTCATTTTACGATTTAATACAAGCGTGCAAATTGAAAATTGATCCGATATGTCAGAATGAATTTTAAGCCCTGCGTATATTTCCAATGACATAAATTCGTGTTCGTCATCGTCATAATTAAACCCTGCGTCTATCAATATTTTTTCATTTATTGCAATACCGTCAATTCCTTCGCCGTTTTTCGGGGTACATTCAAATGCCTTATTGTAATTATATGTAATGGGATAATCAATACCGCAATTCAATCTCATTACTGATCCGGTACGGTTATTTATTGAATCTATTATTAAATTTCCAATCCTTAATTCTTTTACATCCATATCGTTTTTATTTCAAAATTAGTATTATTCAGGTATAAAATTCAATGAATCATTAAATGTTTTTAGCGTGGTTGTTTCTTCGCTTACGTATCCTGCAACCGAGTTCCAAAGCCTGGCAATGGTTGTTTGATTCAAAATTAAATCAATCCCTGCGCTAAATGGTGCAGTATCTTCACGTCCTCTCACGTTTAGTAATACAACATCATTCACACCTTCGACGTTTCTTATTACCGCTTCTAAATCGGTCATTTTAAGACTGCCATTAAAATTGGTTATCGAAAGGTTTTGCAGAAATGAATTAATGGTCGCGATTACATCCGTTTTGATTACTACTGAATATTGACCTTGATAATAGATATTTGCATTAATGTAAATCTTGTCAGAGTTCTTTGATTCGACCGTGTAATTTATTCCGGCTGTTCCTTTCTGATTAATATATCCCTGAGCCGCTGCTTTCTCAATATCTGTCAATGCCACAAATGGACTTTCTTTGGCAACCTTAATAGTGACAACATTTGGCGCCGTTGACGTTACTGAACACGCTGTAATTATCCTTAATTTAGTGTCAATAAATGGATATTGCGGAATGGTGTTTATTAATTGCAATATTTGGGGATCTAACAGCGAAAATTGAAAAGCAAACATTTGAGATTGAATCCAAAGGGACGAAGCTGCGGCTGATTGGCTGGCAGTTGTTTCAATTGACAATTTCAAAGCATCCATTAACTGTTCGATGTATGCAGCACAAACGGCAAAAGTAAAGCAAATCATTCTCAACATGTTCCGCTTACTCCATTGATTCGGGTCTACTGTTATCCCTATCGTTGCAAGATTAGCCACTAATTGAGTAACTACTTGCTGTTGAATATCTGAAACTGATCTGCTCATTTATGGGTATTGTTTTGATTAATTATAAAATAGTCATCTTCGGGCAATAGTTCTGATGGTACACCACCATTAATTACATTTGCATCTAAATCCGGTGTGATTTCTTCATACATTCCTGTTCTTTCTGCTTTGCTTGCTGTACTATCAACAAAGTTACAAATAAATTCGATAATGTAATGATAAACGTTTGTATGATCGTAATCCTGTGATTCATTAATTACATTTAACGGGCCACATCCGGTTGGACAATAAGCCGACATTTCGGAAATGATCTTATCTCTCAAATCGAATATATCCAAATCCTGTTCAAATGTCCCCTCTTCGTTATAGAATACGTGGACCAAATGGATTTTTACACCCAAATCAGCATTTAAAAAACCTTGACCCATTTGCTCAAAAGTGACCGGAGTAACAAACTCAACAAACGCGGCAGGCGTAGGGCATGAATAAGTTTCCCCATTCTCTATCCCACGAACTTGATTGTTCCAAATTCGGGTATATAGGTCAACTGTTTGATGGTCCAAATTTAAAACCTGAATCGCTGCAAGTTTTGAAAGAATATCAGTTAACGGAGCTTTAATTCCGGCCATAGAATAGTTTATTAATAAAACTTAAAACAGGGATAATAACCGGCTTCATAGATTCAAGTATTGCCACTTTCAATTCATCAACTGCATTCCTTAGATTATTAAATTGATTCGTTTCCATGATCAGATAAATATTCGTGTGATTATTTCGTTTATCTTTTGTTCCTGCATTAACGTTAATTCGCGGGTCTGACCAATGAATTGACGTTGTGGCATTTTGCTTGTCCCGTCATTCAAATAACTTGCATAAGGAACATCTACAATCATTCTGAATCCGTCGTTCATTACCTGTTGCGTTCTGCTCATTGAACTAACTGCCCTGCGAAGTGTTCCACCTCTTTTTTTATATCCGGCCCCGATCAGTATCGGTTGTGTCCTTCGTTGTAGCCCCCGTGTCTTTGGGTATTTGTACGCTGAAAATCCTGGCTTTCTTCTTTGAACTTCCGCCCATTGTTTGCCGTCAAATCCTTGCTTTTGCCATGATGAAACAAAATAATTTTGCGCCTGATTTGGGAGCAAAACAAGTATTTCCCGTTTCGCTCTAATCAGTTTTTGCTGAACCTGTGCAAAATTAAATTGATTGGCCATTGCTTAGATTTTGTAAGACTGAATCCAAAGAACGATACCCAAAGTAGTATTGATCGTAATTGATGTAATCGGGACCGGAAAAGGAATGTACTCTCCATTATTCAAAGCGACATTTTGCCACGTCTTATTCGTTATTGCCGCGCCCCCTGCAGGTGTAATGGAAGATATTTGCGTTGCATCGATCCTACAAGAACATGCGTATGCTGCTTGTCCTGTTGGTAATGTGTATGCGCCTGTTCCAACTACGAAAACGGGTTCTATCCCGATCATTTTGTCCTGTGGCGATGGTCCGATTAAATTGTCTTGTGCGTTTGCCATTGTGTTTTTTTATTTCAAAGTTAATAAAAATAGTGTCTGATTTATCAATTGTTTCATATCTGCAATAATATTATCTAAATCCGAATCATTGGTCGGTTCGATGATATTTAAAATGTCATCATTCAGGTAAGCCATTAATTCAATTAAATAAGTTCGGCTATTGGTTCCGGCGTTCGCTTCGATGGTGTAATAACCGCCAATTCTGCCATATTTACCTTGATACGTTTCGATGAATTTATCTACCTGATCGAGCCAACCATCATAAAAACTGTTTAGTGCTTTGTGTTCGGCATATGAAGTTGTATTAAGGTGAATCAAATGGATTACATCCCTTGCTTCGAATAGTTTCTGCTGTACTTTTTGTGGTGTCATAAGCATGATAATTTTACTTTAAGAAGAAGAATTTCTGCCTCTTTTTTATATATTTCATTTAGGGCAATCTCTTTTTCTGTTAACACGCGGGTAAATTCAATACATCTAATCCATGCGTCTCCTGATTTGCCTGAATCAATTAAGCATTCAAAATTGGTCGCTCCTTTGTCTTTAGCTTCCAATGCTGATTTAATCAAATCTTCAATTCGACTTGTCTGCATACACGTTCCGATTAATTCTTTCATTTTTAGTCTTTTGATGGTATTGGTAAATTAAAGTTATTTTTTGCATATTCTTTATCTTTTGCTGAAACTTCAAAATAAGGATGCGAATCGGAATAAATTACTTTGTCTTTGCCCGGGTTCATCTGAAATACTTCAGGTACGGTTTCTTTTCGATCCTGTATTTCTGTATACTTTTCTTTACTTGAAATTGCATGGGTATCTTCATGTTGCAATAAAATACACTCACAATTAAAGTGTAATAATGGAGTTGCCCAATTCCAAACAGCATCACGAACTGGAGCTGAAAAGTTATTATATGGCGCGCAAATCTCACACGGCTTGCCGTTGGTTGAAAATTCAAGAATAGGCAATATATCTGCATTCCGTTCGATTTCATTCCACTTAACAGCCATTTGAGCCTGGCCAATAGCCGTAGAACGTTCCGTTAATCCCCAGTTTACGTTCCAAGCTTCAAACTCTTTAGCGGCTAATTGCGTGAAATCTCTTTGACTTCTCAAATTACCTGACTCATCCAAAAGTAAAGTTCTGTATTCCTTGATTTGATGATATGCCTTGCCACCTGAAAACATGAAAGTATTAGTCCTTAAATCTTCAAGTAATTCCAAATCTTTGCCCGTAAAGTCCAAAAGGTTACCGCCAAAACCTTCATACAAACCCGCTTTAAGATAATTTGCGATTTGCATGTAGAGTGATTCCGGTATGGCGTATTCAGTAATAGCACCAGAATAGATGCCATTAAGTAAATCTTTTAACTCTGAATCGCTATATTGGAATTTATCTGTCATTTGATTAAAAATCGGTACATTTTACTTTCATTCTTTATAAACCTTTCGGGTACAATTTTTAAAAGTATAAATTACATTTAATTCCTGCTTAATTCTCGCAAAACTTTCATCTTATAAGTTTCTTTTGTTTTCTGCATTACCTCAGTTGGTGTCATTGCCTCCATTTTAGCAACTGTTTCAGCCCCGTAAACATTAACCAATCGAACCCATTGAACTCTCGTTCTGTTGATCTGATTGACACCAAATGCAGCCTCAAATTTCTTGCGGGTATCATACATTAATTGTGGATTATCCAGTAATCCCATATGCAGTTTCTTGTACGCTTTTGTTTGCGCCCTTTTGCGGAAATACTCTTTAATGAATGTGAACATGATTATAGATTTTTTCAAGTTTGTTTTTTACTGATTCGGTTAATTTTGGAATAGTAGGGATAATCGGCTCAGGTGGCGCGGTTACTGGTATGCCTGTTTGTGCTGTGAAATACTCGTTATCCATCGTTAATCCAGCCTTATACATCTCAACTGCCTGAGCTATTACCGCGTTATTAAGTTCCATTATTTCAGCATCATTCTTTAATACTGCAATAGTTTCTTCAGGTATCGCAAAACCTAAATTACGCATGTTGACTAATAAGCCGTTATTCACAACATTTGCAATAAATGCCCCGTCTTTGGTTTGCTTGTCTTCCATTGCTTTTTCAGCCGGTGACTTTTCGCCTGAATTGCCAAGTTTGCCAGGTACGCTATCAATAGCATCGGCGTGACCTAAAATGATTTTGCTGATTTTCTTTTCAAGTCTTAATTCAAAATCGGTATATCCTTTGTAGCCTGTTCCGCCTAATGCAGTTTCAAGAAACTCAATTTCGTCCTGAGGGTCAATTAAAGCCCATCCGGATGATCCCATTTGCTGCATAGCCCCTGCCATTGCGTCATAGTCAGGATCACCGGCCTTTTTTGTTGTCTTGCCTACTCTGTAAGGCTGACTAAACAACTCGACAAAATCACCATTAAACCCTATTAAATTGCGTAAAAATATCTCGTAGTTAGCGACCTTATAAAGTAATCCGTAGCCGCTTTTAGATGTTCCTATGTCGTTGTAAGTCTTAACGTAAACATGCCAATCCTTATATGGTTCATCTTCAAATTTAGCACCTGAAATCGAATAAGTAAAGTTTGTTACATTCATTCTGTCAGGCGATACATTCCAACGCTTTACAATATCCAAATCAGGAAACTCACCATCAACAACGTCCCCTAACGAAATCAAAGAATACCCGAAGTAAATCGAATCTAATCCATGATTCAGAAATTTGTTAAACCATTCTTTATTTTGTGATTGACCTTTAACTGTGTCCATGAACATATCAGTAGTCTTTTGATCTACTTTGCCGTTACGATCAACAAACTCCCATTTGCGCAATAAGGTTAAATCCTTTCTTCGGTCAATACATGCAGAAACATGGCCATTAATTACTGTGTCAATGAATAGCTTTTGAAGTTTAACCCGGTGAGGATACCATACATTTTCTGCTTCATTTAAAGCCTCTCGCCAAGTCATTATATCTTGTCGTATTCGCTGTAATTGAACAGGCGCGGGATAATTAGTCAGGTTTTTGTTATCCTTTGTTCTTAGTTCGGGATTCATTGAACCGCCTCCGAAAGGGATATAGTTTCTTATCTTGTTCCAGGTTAATGCCATTGGTTTAATAATTATTTATCAGTTTTTGACTACCGCCGTAACTTGTTCTTAACCCAACATTCGGCTGTACCGTATTCAATTCAGGCGTGACATCAATGCCGGCACTGGCAGACTGCAACCATCCTAATGCTGAATAAGTCGGGTAAATAATCCTACCTTTTAATGCCACCCTATCGTCAGGATTACCCCAATACATATAAGCCCTTGTTTCGGGAATGTTTCGTGGTGAAATACGTAAATGAGCCTTAAATATTGCAATGTTAATACAAACTTCAAGTAGTTTCTGATCTCGGTTATCGCCTTTAATCCATTTTGCATCTGTTATTTGAGTATTGGCGGGAATAGAGTATGCAATTCCCATTCCCCACGACTGAATCCCTTTAATGGTATCGTCGGGCCAAACATTAATTATTCGATCTGTTCCTGATTGTCCTATCTGTAAAAGTGCCGAATGATCGAGTATCGATGTTTCAACCTTGTTTGTGTAAGTGTATCCATTCCAATAAACCTGATCGCCAACACGGTAAATGTTTTTGTAATTGAAAATAGGTTTCGGACTGATCGCGTAAAATATCTCGTATTGATCGCCCAGCAAAGTCCAGTGACTAATTGTAAAAACTTCGGCAACTGTAATTGCAGTTGAGCAGGAATAAACCTTTCCGGACTGCAGTACCTGATCATTTAAAGCGTATGTTTTTGAAGCGTAAGGATCAGCGTTTAAATAAACTGTTTGGCCTGCCGCGTAGGTTTTTGCAGGATCATGCTGTGTGATTGATTGAAAAGCAGTTGAAATGTCGTATTTATTCTTCAAAAAACTCTTGCACTCTTCGACCGCAACTAATTGAATACCATCTAAAACTGATTGATTGTTGCCGATAACTTGCTGTAAGTTATCTACTTGTATTTGTTTGATGTAGTCCCCAATGAAAATAAATGAATCCATATTGTCACATTTTGCGTAAAGATAAAAAATAAATTATCTAATTGTAACTATTTCGTGAAATGTTTTTTCCGATGATTGGCGCGGTGTATCTTCCGCCCCTTTGATACTCCATAAATTTATCAGAAAATGCACTGCAAACAATATAATCAAACAAATCCGAATAGTGACCTACTTTCTGAAACCTGGCGCCGGTTGCGGGATCGGTAGCCATTTCTTTTAGCTTTGTTCCGTCCGATGCTTCTTTTAAACTTATAAAATCATTAATGGCCTGCTTGCAGTTTTCGCCAATTATAAAATTCAACCCTCCAATATTCTTTTCAAATACCGTATTAATCCAATTACCTCGCATCACCACCGACGGATTAGACGCTAAAACCCTGTTTGTAGGTTTGTATTGCGTCAAATAGTCGGTTATTAATCGAAAGAAGTTATAACCCTTTTCCAGTTTAGTATCTTGCTTATTCGCTGTTGCGTCACCATACACAAACAGTCCAGTTGAATGTGCAGGATATCGCCGGATAAATTCCAGGCAAACAGATTTAACGGTATTGTTTGGAGTAATCCCGGATATTTCATCAATCATTAAAACGGAATTACCAATTATCTGAAATATACCGCACGGCAAATAAGGATTTACGTTGTCATCCCAGCTCATGTGAATAGGTAAATCAGGATTGTATTTTATTGGTTTAATGTGTTGGTTTATTTCGAAGCATTTATAAAACTCACCGCCTGTTTTTAATTGAACGTTCCAATTACCCTCAACAAATACCATATATTCAAATGTTGGCAGGTTTTTAAGGTTATCGATATATTCCTGTGGTAAGTGCGGATTATCGGTTATTTTGGCCGGTATGTACTTCCATGTTTTCGGCAAAGTATTGTTTTCCCACCTGTCGTAAACTATGTTTTTAACCCATCCATAAGTTGGGTTACATGTTGCTAATATTATTGGTTTTGGCTGTATTCTAGTGTGTGGTATAATCCATGATCCAACGCGCTCAAACGCTTTGTTAAACGTCTTTTGTTGGCATTCATTGATTTCTTCGAAAAGTATTCCATTTACTTCAAGTCCACGCATCCAATCTAAGTCTTTATCCTGTGCGTAGTTTTCAGACTTAAAAAGTATTACCGATCCGTTAGTGTGTCTATATTCGTAAGGCGATTGTTTCAATTGACCTGGAGCCTCCAATTTTCCAAACGACGGAATTGTAGTAGTTCGAATCTTTTCCATATCCTCTCTGATAACACACCACCTGGAACCTGGGAATATCTTACACATAACCAATAACGCCGATAATCCCCAAATAGTTTTACCACCTCGAATCGCACCGCCGTACAGAATGAAATTGAATTTGTCTGATTCAATCGCCTCCATTGCTTCAGTTTGCTTTGGGGTCATTTCGATCATAGAATTATTTCTTTATCCCCCCATTTGATTATTTGCGTTATCTTTTCACCTCCACTTGTAATATCGCTCTTAACCGGCAAATCATACCCAAGCATCTTTTTAATCTCAATATTGGCCTGTAATTTGCTGTAAAGTTTGATCTTAACATACTCAACTTCTTTTGTTTCTTCGTTAAAATTGATCGTTACGGTTTTAGTGTCAATGCTTTCAATGCTCGCCTTTTGATCATCTGTTAGTGATTCAAATTCTTTGCGGTCAATCCATGTGTTGTGAAGGTGAGCTATCGAAGAAAAGGCAATCTTTGTAAACTCATTTAATACTCTTAATTTACTAACTCCAGCCTCCTCTTCAAGGTTATTTTTGATGAAGTTGATATACTGTTTAACATTAGCAATTCTTAGCAACTTGCATCCGCAAACAGCAGCTACATTATCATCCATTTCTCCATATGCTTTTTTGTACGAACGCGTTGCATTCCAGTCAATTATGTAATTGTGGGCAAATATTTTTTGCTTTTCGTTTAGCTCTTCTTTTAACTCTTCGAGTGTATATTGCTTTTGATCATCCATAACTTAAATTTTGAGCCGGAAACAGGAATCGAACCCGTGACATTCTGAATACAAATCAGACACTCTACCAACTGAGTTATTCCGGCTGTTTGGGTCTCTCCCCAATTGTCACCCTCCACTGATTCGCGCGTTTTATTTACCGAATAACACGTAAACAGTATTTAAAAAATTGGGGCCGTGGACAGGTCAATGCCCCTCGTGATCATGTCAGGTAACGATCCTGAAAGTAGAACTCTGGCTTCAATTCCGCCACATGATCTATTCTTTTTATCAAACTTACTCTTATTTTTTCAAATATCAAAATTAATCGGGCTTATATGATTTTATCATTTCGATACAGTGCTTGCAGATGTGTTTATCTGTAGTTCTTATATCGGACACAATTATATAATTCCCAAATGAATTATCGCTGTTTTTTACTGTAGAATCATAGTATATACATTTCAATATTTCGGGTGGAGATACTTCCCTGCATAAATCACATTTATATTCCATTTTTACGCTCATAATTCAATCTTTATTAAATTGGTTTTCATTCCTATTACTTTTCCTGATCCGATCAATAAACGACCCTACTTTCCG